ATTTTCTTTCCGCAGCTACCCATTGGGTGCTTTTTTCCGCAAACCTTACAGTCAATAAAGATCATGGATTTGTTATAACAGTTATAACAAACCAGTCAAGGCAAGAGATGACTATCAAACCAAAACACGCAGGAGGCCGGCCAACTAAATACAAGCCGGAGTTCATTGAACAGGCTGGAAAGCTCTGCAATCTCGGCGCCACTGACGTGGAGCTATCAGATTTCTTTGAGGTAAACATTGCCACGATCAATAGGTGGAAGATCGAATATCCTGAGTTTTGCGCTACCATAAAGGAAGGCAAGGAAGCATCAGACGCCCGCGTTGAGCGCAGCCTCTATCAAAGGGCGGTTGGCTACACCTTCGATGCGGTCAAAATCATGACTGTCTCGGAAGGCAACAACCAAGGCTCACGCATTGAAGAAGTGCCATATCGTGAGCACGTGCCGCCCGACACAACAGCCCAGATATTCTGGCTAAAGAACCGCAAGCGCAATGAATGGCGCGACAAGCAGGATATTGAGCACTCAGGCTCAATGGAAATCGTCTCAAAGGACCAAAAGGATGCAGCTGTCCAAGCAGCTATCAGAGCCAAGTCCTGAAGATTACGCCTTCACCCTGCTATCGGCCTATTCCGCCTATCAATGGCCGCAATACCAGGACGCGCCGCACCACAGGCTGATTTGCAGGGAACTTGAAGCGGTAGAGCGGGGCGAGACGACACGGCTTATCATCACAGTTCCGCCGCGCCATGGCAAAAGCCTGTTGGCCTCGGAAAACTTCCCGGCATGGTATCTGGGGCGCAACCCTGATCATTACGTCATCGCCGCAACCTATGCCCAAGACCTGGCCGACGACTTCGGCCGCAAGGTCCGAAACCAGATACTCGATCCGGCGTTCAAGCTGATATTTCCAGGCGTGTCGCTCAGGACAGACAGCACCTCAGCAAAACGCTTTGCCGTCACCAGCGGACAGGACGCATTCACGACCACAAGGGACGGCGCATATTACGCAGTCGGTGTAGGCGGCCCCCTGACCGGACGTGGCGCGCACCTGTTGCTGATAGACGATCCGGTGAAAAACCGGGAGGAGGCCGAGAGTGAACTTGTCCGAAAGAAAACCAAGGAGTGGTACACATCAACTGCTTATACCCGGCTCATGCCCGGTGGACGTATTGTTATCATCCAGACCCGATGGCATGTCGATGACCTTTCCGGATGGCTCTTGCGCGAACATAGCCACGAAAACTGGAAGCACATCAATCTCCCGGCAATTGATAGCAGCGGGGCTGCTTTATGGTCTGACCAATACCCGGTTGATGCACTAGAAAGCATCAAACGGGCGATCGGCCCGCGCGACTGGTCGGCCCTTTACCAGCAAGAACCAAGCCCTGAAACGGGAGACTATTTCAAGCTTGAGTGGATCAAAAGTTACGACACGCCGCCGCCTCTTGCGAACATGCACATTTATGGTGCGTCGGATTATGCGGTCACGGCTGACGGGGGCGACTACACGGTTCACGTCATCATTGGCGTTGATCCTGATGACCGTTTGTATCTGCTCGATATGTGGCGGCAGCAGACCGCATCGGACGAATGGGTTGAAGCCTTTTGCCAACTGGTCCTGAAATGGAAGCCCATCGCCTGGGCAGAGGAAACCGGACAGATCAAATCAGGCGTCGGGCCATTCCTGTTCAAGCGGATGCTGGAAACCAAGGCAATGGTGCATCGTGAGCAGTTCCCGACACGTGGCGACAAGGCGATCAGGGCGCAGTCAATCCGTGGCCGCATGGCAATGGTCGGGCTTTATGTCCAGAAGGATGCGCCGTTCAAGACGGATCTGATCAGCGAAATGATGAGCTTTCCGGTCGGCGTGCATGACGATGCGGTTGATGCGCTCGGTCTTGCTGGCCAGTTGATCGACAAGATGATGGCGGGGCGAGTTCCTGAAAAGGACAAGCCGAAGACCAGGCCAAGCGACAGATATTTTCAGAACAGGGATACAGACACTTGGCGGACGGCTTAGTTAGCTAATTATCTGCCAAGTCAGATAAATCATTCCGAAGAATGCAGCAACAAAAACGAATACTTCTCTCGGCCCTAATTCGCCGCCTGATTCAAGTTCATCGAAAATGCTTGGGATGGGAGGATGTTTTTCCATGGCGCTTCCTTACCACAAAACGCCCATTCCCAAAAGGGAAATTGAATGCCTCAAACCAATGTAGTTCAACTCAGGCCGACACAGCAGGCAGCGCCGCAACAGGCTCCGCCCGCGCCGGTAGAGCTTGTGCCCCTCGATACTCGGAAGAAGTGGTTCCAGGAAAGCCAGGACTTGACCGAGACGGCCCGCAAGCTGTCGGAACAGGACCGGGATTACCGCGACCACAAGCAATGGACAGCCTATGAACTTGCAACGCTGAGGAAGCGCGGCCAGCCGCCTATCGTGATCAATCACATTGCCCGTAAGGTCGATACCATCATAGGCATTGCGGAGCGCTCGGCAGCGGACCCAAAAGGCTACCCGCGGACGCCCAATGATGAAGATGCTGCCGAGGTCTGCACCGACACGCTGCGCTATATCTGCGACCAGAACCGCTACCAGCGCATCAAGTCATCCATGCTGGAAAACATCATCGTTGAAGGCACCGGCGGCGCGGAAGTCATTGTGGAAGAACGCAACGGCCAGATCGAGGTCGTGGTCAACCGCATCCGCTGGGAAGAGATATTCGCCGATCCCTATTCGCGCGAGGCTGATTTCAGTGACGCCCGATACAAGGGCGCGGCCAAATGGATGAACATCGACGATGTGGGGGCGCTTTGGGGTGAGGAAGCCAAGAAGGTCGCGGAAAGCTCGCTCAACTCAGGCTCGATGATCTCAGGTTCGTTCGAGGACAGGCCGCGCTCCATGTCCTCAATGACCGATATGCGGGGCAAGCGCGTTGTTGTGGCCGATATGTATTGCCGGCATGCGGACGGCTGGCATCGCTATATCTTCTGTTCAGGCGGCGATTTGCTGCCTGGCGGGCCGTCACCCTATCTCGACGAATACGGCAAGCCGACATGCCCGATTGAACTGGAATCGCTTTATGTGAACCGTGAGAACGAGCGCTACGGCTTCGTGCGCGGGATGCTGGGCGCACAGGACGAAAGCAATTACCGGCGCTCCAAGATATTGCACCGCAGCAGCGTGCGCCAGTCGTTCTCGAACAAGACGGCAGGCGTCGATGTTGACAAGGTAAAGGCCCAACTTTCGCGCCCTGACGGCCATGTGGAGATGCTGTCCGGTGAATTCGGCAAGGATTTCGGCATCATTCCCCAGGGCGACCTGATGGAAGGCGAAGTCCTTCTGCTGCAGGAAGCCAAGCAGGAAATTGCCCAGTTCGGGCCTAACGCCTCATTGCAGGGCAGGGGAAGCGATACACAGAGCGGCAAGGCATGGCAGGCCCAGCAGCAGGCGGGCCTTGCTGAAATCGCCGTGCTGTACAGTGCTGCGGCTGATCTTGACCTTAGGATTTACCGCCAGATGTGGATGCGGGTTAAGCAGTTCTGGACCTCGCAACGCTTCGTGCGGGTAACGGATAACGAGAATTCATTCAAGTTCCTTGCCGTCAACGAGCCAGTTGTCGATGAGATGGGAATGCCCGTCATTGATCCGCGCACCGGACAGCCCGAAGTTAAAAACCGCCCTTCCGAAATGGACGTTGATATCATCGTCGATACTTCGCCGGATTACATGAATTCCCAGCAGGAAGAAGCCGAGATGCTGATCCGCCTGGCCGAGCAGGGAATGCCGATACCGCCCGAACTCATCATCATTGCAAGCAACATGCGCAGCAAGAAAGAGCTGCTTGAAATGCTCAAGGCCAAACAGCAACAGCCGCCGCAGCCAGACCCGGTTGAAATGGAGAAGCTCAGGCAGGGTGAAGAGAAGCTGCGGCAAAGCGCTGGCACATCGGACGCCAAGGAACGGCTCGACAATGCCAAGGCTGAAGAAACCGAACTGGGCGTTGCCGGGGCGCTGCATGTCGCAACGCGTGGGGGGCCACTCATAACGCAATAGGAGAAAGACGAAATGTCGGACAATAGGTTGAGGTCTCTAGAAGGTCTCTATGGACCTATGGGGGCTGGAACCAAATATGGCACTCGCCGAGATGGGACGGCCAAAGGGGAGGGGTATTTTGGTTTATTGTCTCGGCCCGATGGCGGCGTTTCAACGGAAATTAGCGTTAGCACGGATGCGCTTGGCGGTAGGGAATTTCCGTTGCTAGTGCCAACCCTTACACCAGAGGAAGTCACAACTTTGCTTTCAATCCCAATGGATGACCCTGACTTTTTCCAGAAATTACCGCCACAAATCTTAATGAAAGCGCAAGCCTTTGCGGAACAACGCGCAAAATACGGTGCTGGGCCATTCGCTGACAGGCAAGAGACAAGACGTAGAACGGGAAAATAGGAGAAAGACAATGAAGAAACCCAAGCCACACGTTAAAGCCGAGACAGAAGAAGTTATCGAGACGCCATTCGAGGCGGAAGAGACAGACATGGGAGAAGCGGTGGAGCCTGAAATGCTCGGCGATCCTGACGCCACATTGGGAACGCCTGAAACCCCGAGCCTCCCGCCCGCACCGGAACTGCCCAAAGGCATTACTTACATTGCCAAGTACAAGAAATACCATGTCGAGCAGCCGGGCACCAAAATCAATCTCGGCATGTTCGCCGACCTGGAAAGTGCCAAACACGCTTTGGCAACTTACAAAGCCTGAACGTGTGTGAAAACTGCCTTGGCTTCAATTGGGTTTGTGAAAATCATGATGACGAGCCGTGGGATGATGTTGAAGGCTGCATGTGCGGCGCTGGAATGCCTTGCCCTGTTTGCAACACAGGCCCCGGATGGCCACGCGACATACCGGGAATTGTTTTCACCGAATGGCTAATTAAACCAACACATTAAAGTATTTGTTCCTTCGGGAACTTTGGCGAGTGACGGTCGGCCTCACAAGATCGTCTCTAGGCTTTGTTCCGCGGCCTTAACAGCGGTTCTTTGGGTGATTCCCACATAATCAGGAAAGACCATTATGACCGAAGATAAATTGAGTTTTCTCGATGAAAAACCGGCTGACCAAACAGAAGTTAAGGAAGCTGTCCAAACGGCAGCATCCGAAACGAAAGTTGAAGCGCCGCCGATTGTCGAAGCGAAAACCGAACCTGTCTTAGCTCCCACGGAACTTGTGGCCCCGCCGAAAGGCGATGGCCACTCTGTTCCACTTCCAAAATATCTCGAAACCTTCCACGAGGCCCGTGAATTGCGGAAACGCCTTGCGGAATTTGAGAACCAGCAGAGGCAAACGGCCGAAAGGCCCGATCCCCTGCTTGACCCGGAAGCCTTCGTTGCCGCGCAATCTGCGGCAATCGATGAAAAGATTTGGGATAACAAGGCTCAAATGTCCGAACTTATGGCGCGTCAGGTCTACGGACCTGATGTAGTCGAGGCGGCATTCGAGGCTCTGCGGGAAAAAAATGATCCGTTTACCAACCAGCGGATCAAGGATTCCCAGCACCCATGGGACGAAATGGTCAAATGGCACAAGCGCGAAAAACTGCTGTCGGAAGTCGGCGAAGATCCTGCGGCCTACAAAGCCCGCATTATCGCTGAATTCCAGGCGCAACAGCAACAAGCACCCGCTGGCGGTGAAACACCCGCTACAGCGCCCCCTCAACAGCATGCACCCGTCATTCCAGCCGCCAGCCTTACCAGGTCACCCTCTGGCCCCAAAGCCAGCGATGTTCCGGTAGGCGGCGGCAGCGCATTCGATTCGGTGTTTGCCCGATAAGAAAGGATTCCGGCCATGGCCGAAGTCACCCTTGCCACCGCTTCTGAAAAACAGAAGTGGATTTCTAAATACTATGCAGAATATGTCCGCGCCTCGGGGTTTTCGCCCTACATGGGCCGGGCTCCCTCCAACATCATCAACGTGAAGTATGAGCTTCAGGAAGAAGCGGGAAAAACCATCAATATTCCGCTGATCACAAGGCTCACCGGCTCCGGCGTTACCGGCTCAAGCACTCTTGACGGCAACGAAGAAGAACTCGGAAACTTCAATTGCGCCATTTCCATCGACTGGCGGCGCAACGGTGTCCGGATTCCGAAATCGACCTCCTACAAGACGGAGATTGATCTTTTCCAGGCGGCAAAGGACATGCTGAAAACTTGGGAGGCTGAGAAGCTTCGTGACGATATTATCGCCGCGATGTTCTCGGTTGAGTTGGGCGTTGCCTATGCGTCATCCAACGCAACGGCGCGCAATCTCTGGCTGACCTCCAACACTGACCGGGTGCTGTATGGCGCATTGATCTCCAATGCCTCATCGGGCGTTCACGCAACGGCTTTGGCCAACGTGGACACCACGGCCGACAAGATGACCACTGTGATTGCCGAACTCGGCAAGCGTATTGCCAAGCTTGCCGATCCGCATATCCGTCCATTCAAGACGGAAAGCGGCCGCGAGTACTTTGTTCACTTCATGGGAAGCCGGAATTTCCGTGACCTGAAGCTGGATGCGGCCATGATCGCGGCAAACCGCGATGCCCGCGCCCGCGAGGGTGCCGGCATGGACAGCAATCCGCTGTTTCAGGATGGCGACTTGCTCAAGGATGGCATCATTTACCGGGAAATCCCCGAGATTGATGCCTATGCCGCCTTGGCTGGGTACAATGGAACCGGCGCTGCTGCGGCGGATGTCAGGCCGTCATTCCTCTGCGGCGCGCAGGCGCTTGCGGTGGCATGGGGCCAGGAGCCGACGCCTCGCACCGACAACCAGAAGGACTATCAGTTCCGCCCTGGCGTTGCCATCGAGGAACTGCTCGGCGTCCGCAAGCTGTTCTATGCCTCCGGCGCTGCTGGCGTGAACAAGCAGCATGGCATGGTGACAATCTTCACCGCGGCGGCTGCTGACTCATAATAACTGAGGGCGGGGCATGACGCTCCGCCCGTTCAACTCTCATTGAAGGAGATGCCGCCATGGTCGCGGAAACCCTTACTGCTACCCGTGGAGCTTCAACGTTCCCGGTTAACTCCGGCTTTGGCGGCGGTGTCGTCATGGCTGCTTACGGAACCTATGAAATCGCTGCTGCTGTTGAGGATGGCGACATCTTTGAAATGTGCCGGTTGCCCGCAAATGCAACCGTCATTGGCGGCTGGATTTATGCCGACGATATCGACACGGGCACAGAAACCCTCGATATGGACATCGGCTGGGCCGCGAACGGCGTGGATGCCGCTGATCCGGATGGCTTCGGCAATCTTGGTGTATGGACGGGCGATGTCACCACTGACGTCAAGCCCGAAGTGTGGAACCGTTTTCCGCTTGGCGGCGTCCTGAAGGATGGCCCCAAGACGTTCACGGTCGAGACGCTGATCCAGATCGAGGCCAATGCGGCGTCGAACGCCGGGCATACGGGAACGGTATCCGTCGTCGTTCTCTACGTCACCCCATAAGCAACGGGCAGGGGCTTCGGTCCCTGCCTTCCCTGTTCTTTGAGGAATTTCCATGGCAAGTGAATCCGAACTGGCAAGACAGGTCATGCAGGAATTGGGCGATCTGGCCGCAGGCACGGACCCAAGCGCCGAAGATGGCACTGATATTCTCGCTCGTTACCAGCAGCTTCTTGTCATGCTTGTTGACGAGGATTACGCCGACTGGCCGGCCGGAACCAGCACGTCCGAGGATGTGATCCCCGCCGCTGCCATGCCGGGGCTTGTGCAGATCGTCGCCTATGAATGCGCCCCCATGTTTGGCCACTCCAAAGCCGCACTTGTCGATAACATGGGCAGATCATGGAAGGAACTTGGCCAGATAGCACTCCGCCGTTACATGCGGAAAAAGCCGACTTATGAACGTGTCATGGCGGAATATTTCTGATGTATGCCATTATTTTGAAGAATATTGCATCTGATATCCTTGGCCCTTTTGCCAGCCTAGAAGATATAGAGGAGTTTATAGAAGATAATCCTATGAAATATACAGTATGGCCACAAGAATACACGATTTATATACTCAATAAAATTGAGGAATAGTGATGCCGAGAATACCTGTCGCCATGGGGCCGCAAAGCGAGAAGGGCAAAAGCCCGCAGGCCGGAACCGCAACGCTGGTCAACTGCTATGTGGAGAAAACTCAGGGCGGGAAATCCGACTATGCGCTTTACACCGATCCGGGCTCGATCCTGTTTTCCACCATCTCGGCAAGTGCCGCGTTTCGCGGCGCCATCCGGCTTGGCGACAATGACCTTTATGCGGTCTGCGGCGAAAACGCCTATAACATCGCGGGAACCGGCGTCGCGACATTGCTGGGTGTGGTGCTGGGTTCATTGCCTGTCATCTTTTCGATCAACCGCAAGACGCCCTATAACCAGATCACGATTACGACCGAGACCAAGAACTACTACATTGAAAACAATATTCTGACCGAGATCACCGATCCGGACCTGCCCGCAGGCGTCCATTCCAATGCCTACCTCAACGGCATGACGCTTTATGGCCTCAGGAGCGGGGAACTCTACTGGTCCGACAATAACGCCACGCAAAGCATAGACGCCTTGAACTTTGTCGAAGCCGAGCGCAGCCCTGACAAGGGGGTCCGGGTGTTTGTGAACGGTGACGAGGTCTGGTATTTCCAGGCGGAGAGCCTTGAGATTTTCCGCGATACCGGGGTTACGGGCGCAAGGCTTGAGCCGCAGCAGTCACTCGCGCAAGGGAAAGGTGCCGGCTGCATTGCCAAGAACAGCGTTGCCATTGTGGACAGCACGGTTGTCTGGATCAGCGATGCCAAGGTTGTGGTCATGGGCAATCCCTATTCGCCCATTATCATCAGCAATTTCGAGGTTGCGCGTGATATCGAACGGGCCTTTGACGCGGGCCTCAGTGATGAAATCGTGGCCATGGCCCGTGAAACCCAAGGTCATCAGTGGTACACTATCAGGTGTTCTCTGTGGTGCTGGTCCTGGGACGCGGCAACCCAGCTTTGGCACCGGCAGGAAAGCTACCTGAGCGACACATGGTATGGCGGGTTTTACGTTTACACCTACAGCCGCCACCTGATTTTCAGCGCCATTGCGGGCAAGATTTACGAATACACTTTCGATGCCCAGGACGAGGACGGTGAGCCGCTGATCACCAAGATCATTACAAATTGTGCCAGCAATTTCCCGTCCGGCTTTGTCTGTGACGCGCTCCATGTTGACGTGCAGAGCGGGACCGGACGGGCAAGCGGGGCGGCCTATGTGCAAGACCCAAAGATGATCTTGCGGGTGAGCCATGACGGCGGCATGACCTATGGCCGGGAGTATCTGCAAAGCCTTGGCGCACAGGGCAAATGGCGCAAGAATATCCGCTACAACCGGCTCGGAAAGACGAACGGCAGCGGCATGGTGTTTGAAATCCGTCTGCCTGATCCCGTCGAGAGGTCCGTCTTTTCAGCTTTTGCTGACGTGAGGGGGCTAACCTGATGGCACAGATTCTGCTTCCCAATTCCAAGAACGCCGTCACGGTTGAAGGACCGTTTGGCACGTTCCAAAATTATTGGACTGCCCTCTTTGCATCTCTGGCCCGGCGTCTCAATGCGTCCGCCGATGTGGCACCCGTTTCTAGCCCCGATGCAAGCGACCTGGCCACGGCAATCACGCTGGTGAATGAATTAAAAACTCGCGTCAATGCGCTCAACACTGCGCTGAATTCCTAAGAGGTTTACCCATGGGACTCTTTGCAACAATTTTCGGTGGCGATGCCCAGGTCAAGGCGGCCAAGAAGAATGTGAAGGAAAGCAAGGCGGCGCAGGCCGATTCCCTTGGCTATGTCGAGCCCTATGCGACGGCGGGCAAGAATGCGCTCACCGAATATCTCAGCGGCGTCGGGCTTGGCGACAGCAATGCGGCAATCGAAAGGTTCAAGGCCAGCCCCGAATACCTGCTGAACTTTGAAACGGCGATGGACGAGGGCCGACAGGGGGTTGATTCTGTTGCCCAGGCGGGCGGGCTGTATAATTCCGGGCAGCGGTTGAAGGCGCTGCAGGATCGCGGCGTTGAAACATCAAACAGGTTCCTGAGTGATTACCTGAAGCGCCTCGGCGGCGTGTCAGATATGGGCTTCAATGCGGCGGGCAACCAGGCCAATATCAGGACGGGCGGCGCGGCAAATATCATGAACGCCCGCACCGGCCTGGCCGATGCCCGGACCAGCCAGTATCAGGGCTTCGACAGTCTGCTGTCCACCCCATTCAAGTTTGCGGGTTTTTCCAATCCGTTCGGCGAATCACGCAGCATTTATTAAGCACAGGAGAAACACAATGGGTTTTGATCCAGCAATTCGGGGCGGCGCAGACGGCTCCAACTATACTTTCAGCCGGACCAGTTCTGGCCAAGGCAACTGGAACACGGGCGGGGAACAGACCGGCTCCGGCAGCTTCGCAAGAGGCATTACTCCGGTTGGTGTAAAGACGAATCGAAGG